GGGCAGCGACGCCCGAAAAGCGTTTATATACGGAGTTTTTTCGCCGGGTTTCGTTACGGCGGAGAGGGGGCGGATGGGAACCCTTCGAGATATATAAAGCACGGGGGGAATAAAGCGAAACTTTCCGCGAATTGTTCGGAAGTTGTCCGAAATGTCGGACGGATGTGTGGTAGAATGATACCATCAGAAACTATGCGAGGCGGAGGAATGGAAAGGGAGCAGATCACAGCGAACACGGAGGTCACGACAACGGAGGTCGCTGCGATGTTTGGGAAGACCGCGCGTAGAATACAGCAGCTCACGCAGGATGGCGTCCTGGTGCCCGTGTCCCGGGGGAAATTCCGGATCGCGGATGTGATCGAACAGTGGATCGACCACCTGACCGGGGACGGCGAGAGCGAGGAAGAGCTGGAAAGAGCACGGGTGAAGCGGGCCGTCCACGACGCGAGGCTCAAAGAGGCGAAGGCGACGATAGAAACCCTGAAAGCCGACGAGCTGAAAGGGACCATGCACCGGGCGGACGACGTGAAGGTGCTGACGGAGGACATGATCTACACGATCCGGTCAAACCTGATGGCCCTCCCCGGGCGGGTGGCGGTCGATGCCTTCGCAGCGGAAAGCGCGGCGGAAGTCTCCGCCGTCATTACGAAAGAGATTCACAAGATCATGCGGGAGCTGGCGGCTTACCGTTATGATCCGGAGAAATATGCGGAGAGGGTCCGGGAGCGGGAACGCTGGATGGACAGCTGGGAAGACGAGGACGAAGAATGAGCGCACAGGGCACGATCCATTACATGGAAGACCTGATGCGGGGCTTTCTTCCGCCGGACGATCTCACGGTGTCGGAATGGGCCGAAGAGAAACGGCGGCTTTCCCCCGAATCCGCGGCGGAGCCGGGCGCATGGCGGAACAGCCGGACGCCGTACCTTATGGAGATCATGGATTCCTTCTCGAATCCGAAGGTCAAGCACATCGTGTTCGTCGCGGCTTCTCAGGTGGGAAAAACCGAAGCCGAAATGAACATCCTCGGGTATATCATCGACGAGGATCCGGGTTCCGTGCTCTTCATCCATCCGACGCGTATTGACGCGAAGGAATTCTCGACCTTGCGGATCGGACCGATGATCAGGGACACCCCGTCTCTGAAACGGAAGGTGGCGGACCCGAAGCAGCGCAGCTCCCTGAATACGCTTTATCAGAAAGCCTATCCGGGCGGGATTCTGACGCTGTGCGGGTCGACGGAAGCGCACTCGCTGGCATCGAAGCCGATCCGGTACATCATCGGGGACGAGCGGGACCGCTGGGCTGCATCGGCGGGCAAGGAAGGCGATCCGTGGGACCTTGCCATGAAGCGGCAGACGACCTTCTACAACGCGAAGGCCATTGAAGTATCGACGCCGACGATCAAAAACGCCTCGGCGATTGCCGCGGCATACGGGACCGGGACGATGGCCCGGTGGGTTTCGCAGTGTCCGCACTGCGGAGGATATCATGAGATCCGCTGGGAGAACATCCGCTTCGACTATGAGGAGCGGGAGATCAACCGGCACAGGACGTTCGAGGTGAAGAGCGTCCTTTATTTATGCCCCGAATGCGGCGCGGTATCGGACGAGAGGACGATGAAGCGGCAGCCCGCCCACTGGCAGCACGAGAATCCCGATGCGATCAAAAACGGGACCGTCTCATACTGGCTGACGGCCTTTGTGTCCGGCTGGATGCCGTGGGAAAAGATCGTTCTGAGCTTCCTCGAAGCGAAGGGGAACTCCCTTAAGATGCAGGTCGTGTACAACACGATCTTCGGCGAATGCTGGGAAAACCGCGGGGACACCGTGGACGAAGAGGGGCTTCTTTCCCGGCGCGAGGAATACGACGCGGAGCTGCCGGACGGGGTATTGATGCTGACGTGCGGGATCGACACGCAGGACGACCGTCTCGAATACGAGGTAGTCGGGCACGGCCACTTCGGGGAGACGTGGGGAATCAAGTCCGGGATTCTGATGGGGAAGCCGGACAACGAAGAGACATGGGCGGCGCTGGACGAGGTGCTGGATCATGTGTACCGGTTCCGGGACGGCGTGGGAATGAAGATCGCCGTGTCCTTCATGGATGAAGGCGGTCACTACACGCAGGAGGTCCGGGTGAGGACCAGGGAACGGAACGCGAAGAAGCTCTACGCCGTGAAAGGTGCGGCAGGACAGGACAAGCCGTACACGTCGCCGCCGAAGCAGCAGAAGATCCTCGTCAACGGGCGGCAGTACGGCGCCTGCTGGGTCTATTCGCTGGGGGTTGACGCCGGAAAGCAGATGATTATGGATTCCCTACGGGTGACGGAGCCGGGGCCGCACTACGCGCACTTCCCGCGGCGGGACGATTACGGGCCCGCATATTTTCAGGGGCTGCTCTCGGAGCATCTGGTCTATCACGAAGGGCGGCGGCAGCCGTGGGGCTGGGAGAAGATCCCCGGGCACGAGCGGAACGAACGTCTGGACTGCCGGAATTACGCGATGGCGGCGTTTCGGACGATCACGCCGGACCTCGACGAACAGGAGAATAAGATCCGGGAAGCGCACCTGCGGAAGGTGGGGATCAAGACCGGGGCGACAGCTTCGGGGCCAAAGCCGAACGCTGCGCGGAATCTCAGGGAAAGCGTCGGGGAATCGCGGAAGGAAAAGACAGGACAGAAGACGCCGGACATTGAAAAGTACTATGATCCGTGGTGAGGTTATGACGAACACAAAGAAAGAGCGTATTCAGATGCGGCTGGACCACTATGTCCGGCTGCGGGACAAGCTGTACACCGCATACGAAGCTCTGCTCGACGGCGGGGTGCAGTCATACCGGATCGACGACCGGGAACTGACGAGATTTGACCTCAAACAGCTCTGGTCCGAGATCGAAGAGGTCGAAGAGAAGATCGACGAGCTGGAAGCCGCGCTCGCGGGTGCGGGGGCGAGAAAGACCGTTGCCGTCGTTCCGCGTGACCGCTGAGCCCGGGGTCCGGGCAGACAAATGACGGCCTCCACCTCCGGCGCGGTTCCCGCGCCTTCGGCAGGGCCGTTCGCCCGGGGTCCGGGCAGACAAATGACGGCCTCCACCTCCGGCGCGGTTCCCGCGCCTGCGGCAGGGCCGTTCGCCCGGGGTCCGGGCAGACAAATGACGGCCTCCACCTCCGGCGCGGTTCCCGCGCCTGCGGCAGGGCCGTTCACCAATGTTGGGAAGCGGGAACTCACAGAAAGAAGGGCGGTCGGAGAGGGGCCGCCCTGCGGCGTATCAGAGGGGGATTGTCGGGGACGTTTCGCTCCTTTGCGTCCGGATGGCCGGATGGCCGGAATGACGACCCTCCTCTTATGCGCCGCTTTACCGAAAACAGGAGGAACCAATGGGAAAATACAACACGAGCGGATACAGCGAATCCGGCGCGTCCCGATACAAGCGGGCAATGCGGGATTTCATCGCAAACTCCCTGTCCGCGATTGAGGACATTGACGACAACAACCGGACCCTGCGGCAGCGGGCGCGGATGCTGTACATGTCCGGTTCCGTCGGGACCTCCGCGATCAACTCCACCCGGACGAAGGTGGTGGGGACCGGGCTGACGCTGAAAACGGCGGTGGATAGGGAACTGCTGGGGCTCAGTGAAGATGAGGCGAAGGCCTGGCAGAAGCGGACGGAAGCGGAATTCAAGCTGTGGGAGAAGAACTGCGACGCTCTGGGGATCTCTGATTTTTCCTCGCTTCAGCAGCTTGTCCTGAAATCATGGCTCATGTCGGGCGACGTGTTCGCGCTGGTGAAGGCGGGCGATCCCTCGCCCGTGAATCCCTATGCCCTGCGGCTGCACGTCATTGAAGCGGACCGGATTTCCACGCCGAACTGGTCGAAGGGCGGGAACAGCATAGCTTTCGCGGAGACGGAAGGGGTTGTGCCGGATAAGAAGCCGGGAGCGGGGAGAAGAATCCACGACGGCGTGGAAGTGGACGAAGGCGGCCGGGTCACGGCCTATTATATCTGCGACCGATATCCCGGAGCCTACGCCACCGGCGGAGAATGGACCCGGGTGGAAGCCGTCGGAAAGGCCACAGGGCTGCCGAATGTATTGCACGTCATGGAGAGCGAGAGGCCGGAGCAGTACCGGGGCGTCCCGTACCTGACGCCGGTCATTGAGAAGATCCTGCAGCTTCGCCGCTACTCCGAAAGCGAACTGATGTCCGCACTGGTGCAGTCTTTCTTTACGGCTTGGATCGAGACGGACACGGACAAGACGGAATTCCCGCTGAACGATCCGGGACCGACGCCGCCGCTGCCGGAAGAGGTTCCGGGCGTCAAGTCAGAAGATGAGTACCAGATGGGGCCGGGGACGGTCGTGCACCTGAATCCGGGCGAAAAGGTACAGTTCGGATCCCCGCAGATTCCGACCGCGGGTTTCGACACGTTTGTGAAGACGATCTCGCGGGACGTCGGCGCGGCTCTTGAAATCCCCTATGAGGTGTTATTGAAGGAGTTTACGAAGAGCTATTCCGCTTCCCGCGGGGCTCTGATCGAAGCCTGGGAGACCTTCAAGATGCGGCGGCACTGGCTTGTGAATTCCTTCTGCCAGCCAGTCTATGAACGCTGGCTTGCCGAAGCCGTGGCGAGAGGGCGCATCAGTGCGCCGGGATTTTTCGACGACCCGCTGATCCGTGCCGCGTGGTGCGGGGCGCAGTGGATCGGACCGGTTCAGGGCCAGCTCGACCCGAAGAAGGAAGCGGAAGCGGCCCTCGTTCTGGCCTCCTACGGCGTAAAGACCTACGAGCAGGTGACGAGAGAGCTGGGCGGCGGCGACTTCGAGGCGAACGCCGGACAGTTGAAGCGGGAGAACGAGCTTTTGAAGGAAGCCGGTGCGTCGGCTTTTCAGACGGGGCCGGACGAAGATCCGGATCCGGAAGACGGAGAGGAGTGACCGGGCCGGGCCCGGAGTCCGGGCAGACAAATGACGGCCTCCACCTTCGGCAGGGCCGTTCACCCGGGCGGTGCCCGGTGACAGGAGACGGCCTCCACCTTCGGCAGGGCCGTTCACCAATACAGGGAAGCGGCAGGGGGTTCGGGGAGCGGATGAGTTGAGGGAGTGAAATGACAAACCTTGAATACTTCCTCACGCTCTCGGAGCGGAGGATGGCGGAGGTGATTCTGAATCTGACGGAAGACCTCTGCTTATACTGCCCGCACGACAGGGAACACCGTTGCCGGGAAAACTGCGCGGCGGGGATGGCCGAATGGTTTCTTCTGCCGATGAACGTAAAATCGGATGTATGGAGAAAGAGGAGATTGAAATGAAAAACGGAAAGGCTTCCGGCTGGGAGATCAACCGGAATTTCTATTCGATGGCGTCCACGAACGGGGTGGACGCGGAGATCACGATGTACGGCGAGATCGTGGAAGAGGTTCCGCGGGACTGGTGGGGGGACCCGATTGACGGGGATTTCATCACGCAGTCGGATTTTCTCGCCGATCTGGAACGGGTGAGCGGCTGCAAGACGGTCACGATCCGGATGAACTCCCTCGGGGGTGACGCGGGCGTCTCGCTCCTGATTCACAACCGGCTGAGAGAGCTTTCGGCCAGCGGGACGCATACGGTCTGCATCGTGGACGGTGTTGCGATGAGCGGCGGATCGCTCATCATGTGCGCCTGTGACGAGGTGAGAGTGAATCCCGCGTCTCTTGTGATGATTCACAAATGCTGGTCGATCCTCTGGGGCGGCTACAACGCGGACGAACTCCGGCAGGCGGCGGACCATCAGGATGTCGTGGACCGGGCGCAGGCTGCGGTCTATACGCGGAAGACGGGGCTCTCCGAAACGCAGATTCTCCACATGATGGGGGACACCACCTACATGACGGGGAAGGAAGCCGTGGAGAAGCACTTCGCGGACAGCCTGATCGAAGATGCGAAGCCGCTTGAAATCGCGGCGTCGGCGGACGGGAGACGGCTTTTCGTCGAGGGCAGGGAATTCCATCTTTGCCCCGGAATGTTCGCGCCCGATACGGTCCCCACCCGGGAAGAGAAACCGGCGGCAGGGGATGGCGGCGAGGGAGCCAGCGCGTCCGCGGCGGCAGCGGAACCCGTCACACACAACGATCCTGCGGCGACGGCGGAAACTTCCGCCGCGCCTCTCGATACACCCATATCACAGCCGGGAGCACCCGGCGCGAATGAAGGAGGAGTGGCAGTCATGACACTCGAAGAACTCCGGGCGCAGTACCCGGAACTGGTCGCCGAAGCCGAAAGGAACGCGGCTCTTCAGGCGACGCAGAATGAAAGGCAGCGGCTCGCCGAGATCGACGCCATCGCCGGAACCATCGGAAACGCGGAGATGGTCCGGGAAGCGCGGTACGGTGAGAGTGCCTGCGACGCGAGAGAACTTGCCTACCGGGCGGCGAGAGCCAGCGCGGAGAGGGGCAGTCAGTTCCTCGGCGCGATGAATAAGGACGTGAACGCGTCCGGCGCGGCAGCGGTCGCCGCAGCGGTTTCTCCGGATGAGAACAAGGCTCCGAAGGACAAAGAAAAGACCGCGGCTCTCATCAAAGAGACGCTCGGAAAGGGGGACGAATAATCCATGAAGCAGCTTGACAAGAAACTCGGCACGATGACCTACGACGGTCTGATCGCCGACGTGCTTCCCCACACGCTGGTGGGAGGCGGGACCATCGCCGCACTGGACGCGGAAGCCACGCTCGTTCGCGGAACCCTGCTCGCCAAGAACGGGGCGGGCAAACTCATCGTGCTGGGATCCGGCGGCACCGCGGGGACCTGGAACGGTACCGGCGACGGTACGACCGTGAAGTTCAATCTCGTGACCGGCGCGACGGTTCCGACCGGTATCACGGAAGTGAAGGTGAACAGCGTCGCCGTCACTACCGGATGGAGCTACAACGCGGCCACCGGAGACCTGATTTTCGAATCCGCGCCGACGAACACCCATACCATCGCGGTCAAGACCGTCACGGACGACAGCGTTCCGGACTGCATCCTCTGCGATGATATCGTGGTGGGAACCGCCGACGACGTGAGCACGGAAGTCTATACCGCCGGATGCTTCGATCCCGCATTCGTGACCGTAGCGGAAGGCTACACGATCACTGCCGCGGACATCGACGCGCTGCGCATCCGCGGGATCGTCTTCAAGGACAAAGCGACGAGATAAGGAGGGAGAAAACGATGCCTATTCCGATTGATCTTCTGTCTTCGTACTCTCTGAACCAGATCCGGAATTACGTGAGCCCCGTGCCCATGTTCTTCCGCGACCGGTATTTCCAGACGGGTCCGAAGGACATCTTCACGACCGACTATGTGCTCCTGGAGCGCAAGCAGGACAGCCGCCGGATGGCGGACTTCGTGGCAAAGCGGGTCGGAGATATTCCGATTGACCGCGACGGCTACGAGATTTTCAGCTACCGTCCCCCGAAGGTGGCTCCGTCCCGTCTCATCACGGCGGACATGCTGGAGGAGCGTTCCTTCGGCGAAGCTCTGTACGGCAACCTGACGCCCGAACAGAGAGCGGTCCGTCTGCTGGCGGACGATGAGCAGGAACTCGAGCGCGTCGTCGCCTTCCGCGAGGAGTGGATGGCCGTTCAGATGATGCTCGGCAACGGCTTCTCCGGCACCGAGATGATCGACGACGTGACCCCCGGCGAGTCCTTCGACCTGAAGTACTACGACGGCCTGACCTCCCCGCACGTCTATACGCCCGGGGCGGGCACCAAGTGGGGCGCGTCTTCCACCTTCGCCGGAGTCTCCGCGCAGATCACCGCGATGTGCAACACGCTCCTGAAGCGCGGCTGCCGCGCGTCCGACCTGATCCTCGGTTCCGAAGCAGCCGAAGTGTTCTGCGGCTTGACCGGCCTGATGGACCGGATCGACAAGAACTCCGGCTACATCACCGGCGAGCTCCGCGAGCAGATCACCGCCTATCAGGGCGTCCGCCTCCTCGGTGCGCTCAACTTCGGCGGTCACATCCTCACGATCTTCGTCCCCGAGACCACCTACACGGCGAAGAACGGCACCGAAACGCTCTTCTTCCCGGCAAAGGGCATCATGGTCACGGCTCCGAAGGTCGCCCGCATGATGTATGCGGCCGTGACCCAGATCGACCGCGGCGGCGAGAACTTCTCCACCCATGCGGCGACCCGCGTCTACAAGACCATCGTGGACGAGAAGAACGACGAGCGCAAGCTCCGCGTGACCGCCCGTCCGCTTCCGGTTCCGGACGCCGACGCGCCTTACATGGTGTGCGACAACATTCTGGCTGAATAAGGGCCGGAGAAAAGGAGCGAAAAATGACAATCAGAATCGAAACCGGGCTGTACGGGTATCTCGACAAGACCGGCCGGTATCGGACCGCGCACTCCGGCGATGAAATCGACCTGGACGAGGCGGAAGCGGAACGTCTCATTTCCCTCCGCCTCGCCTCCCGGGGGCCGGACCCGGGGTCCGGGCAGACAGAAGACGGCCCGGGCGGTGCCCGGCGACAGGAGGCGGGTTCGGGCGAGGAGGAACAATCCGGCGCGGAATCCGTGCCTGCGGCAGAGACGGCCGGCGGGTCCGTGGAAACCGCAAAGCCTGAGAAGAAGGTCCCCCTGTCGAAGCTGAAAGTGGCGGAGCTTCGGAAACGCTGCGAGGAAGCCGGGGCATGGGGCTGCGAACGGTGGACGCGAGACGAGTGCATCGGATTTCTGACTGAGGCGGAAGCTGGGGAGGACATCCCCGCGGGCGCCGACGAGGACATAATCGTATGAGTTTCAAGGATATGGTTGCCGCGGACGTGCACGGGGTCTTCCTCAACCTCGCGGAATACGGCGAGCTGCGGGATATCTGGTACGACGGGAACGTCTACAAGGACGTGCCCGTGGTTCTGTCCGGGCTGAAAGAGAACGACCGGAAACGGCTCGTCTCGGGCGTCAAGGAACAGGGCGGACGGAACTCCGTCGCGGACCGCGTTCAGGGGCTCTATAACGAGCAGATCGTCATGCACTGCGCAGTATCGGACCTCGGCGGAAAGCAGCCGGAGAACGGGGCGCGGCTCCGGATCTCGAAGGGCGAAGGATCCGCCCGGTGGCGGGAGTACTACGTCACGGCATCCGTATCCGACATGGGAATGCTCCGGGTGGAGCTTGCGGGGCTGACGGAATGAGACTTGTTCAGATTCAGGTTGACACCGAGCAGCTGAAACGGGCGGAGGAAAGCCTGAGAGGGATTCCGGGCGGAGCGGAACAGGCGATGCGCTCGTCGATTTTCCGCGCCCGCCAGCACCTGTGGACGCAATCCCGGCGGGAAGTCCGGAAGAAATACGACATCTCGGATAAAAAAATCCGGGCGGAGCGATCCGCGCGGATGACCTACCGCTATTCTCCCGGCGTGGGGGTGGAAGCAGGGGTGGACTTCATGGGGAACAAAATTACCCTGCACAAGTTCAACCGGGCTTCTCCGAAAGAACGCGTCGATCAGCGGAAGACGATAGCCGTCTACACGCAGAAGACCTACCCGAAATCGATGAACGGGCATATCACGCCGGTACATCCTTCGATCGCGGCAAAGGCGCACCAGTACAGGGATTCGCCCGTCGAAACATTCCGGCACGCGTTCGTCGCGCAGATGGACAGCGGCCACGTCGGTATCTTCGAACGGGACAAGGGAAAGACTGGGTTCGATTCAAACCTGCCGATTCACGAGCTGAAAGGCGACGCATTCGCGCAGATGGTCGGCGAGAAAAGCGTCCGGGATTCCCTCGCGCAGGACGCCATCGACACGTTTGAAAAGCAGCTGAATCACGAAATCGAACGGATTCTGGAAGGGTACGGGATGAAATGACAAGACTTGACTTTCTGAATTCCATGAAGCGTTTCACGGAAGAGATCATGAAGGATCTCATGCTGCCCGTGCGGGCTCAGGAGGACGGAGAGGATACGATCTACCGCCCTCCCGCCGTCTACCGGATGCGGCTGCCGGATAT